AACCAATGCACAATTACGCATCTCATTGTGCTGATGCTTTTAGAACAGGCATAGTAGGTGAGGGTGTAGAAGTTAGTGATTGGGAAGAAGCAATCCCAGTTGAAACAAATTATATAGTTTAATATGGCAGACAAAATAACAGAATTTGAATTAAGAAATATTATTGGTCAAGAGATAAATAACTCTATGGGTTACATGGGTGGAAACCTATCTTCTCAAAGAAAAAAATCTTTACAGTATTACATGGGAGAACCATTAGGTACTGAGATTGATGGCAGATCACAAGTCGTTAGTACAGATGTTGCTGATACTGTTGAAACCATCTTGCCAAACCTTTTAAAAATTTTTACTTCATCAGACCAAACTGTAAAATGCGAACCAGTAAAAGCTGAAGATGTAGCACTTGCCGAACAAGCAACTAACTATATTAACTATATCTTTAACAAAGATAATAATGGTTTTAGTATTTTATATAACTGGTTTAAAGATGCCTTAATTGAAAAGAATGGAATTGTAAAAGTTTATTGGGACGAATCTGAAAAGGTTGAGCAAGAAACTTACGAAAATTTAAGTCAAGAAGAATACAAAATTTTAATTGATAATGATGATGTTGAAGTTGTTGAAGAAGAAAGTTTTGTAGATGAGTTTGCTAAAACACAAATAGATGAACTTCAGCAAATAGCTTTAGCTCAAGGTCAAGAAATAGAAGATATACCAACTCCTAAATTATATAATTGTATTATTAAAAGAACTTCAAGCTCTGGCAAAGTTAAAATAGAAAATATACCACCTGAAGAATTTTTAATTCAAAGGTCAGCAAAGAGTATTGAAGATGCAGATTTTGTTGCACATAGAGTTTTAAAAACTAGATCAGAACTTATACAAATGGGTTTTGATAGAGATATTATAGATGATCTTCCTACTCAAAATAATGTTACTTTGAATGATGAAAGATTGGCAAGGTTTGCTGATATAGATGAAAGTCCATTAAATGATGCTCCAGATGAGAGTACACAGGATATAGAAATTTATGAGTGCTATGTTAAAATTGACATGGACGGAGATGGTATTGCAGAACTTAGAAAAGTAATTGTAGCTGGTAGTGAAGCAAGTACAATTTTAGAGAATATGCCTTGTGATTTTATTCCTTTCTGTTCTTTAACTCCAGTTCCAATGCCACATAGATTTTATGGTAGATCAGTTTCAGAATTAGTTGAAGATGTCCAATTAGTTAAATCAACTGTTATGCGTCAGTTGTTAGATAATATGTATCTAACGAATAATAACAGAGTGGCTATTATGGACGGAATGGTTAATTTAGACGACCTACTTACATCAAGACCAGGTGGAGTTGTTAGAACTAAACAACCACCAAGTCAGGTTATGCTGCCAATGCAAAACCAAACGATTTCACAACAAGCATTTCCTTTATTAGAATACTTAGACACAGTAAGAGAAACAAGAACTGGTGTTACAAGATATTCACAAGGATTAGATGCAGATGCACTTAATAAAACTGCAACTGGTGTAAATACTTTGATGAGCCAATCTCAAATGAGAATGGAACTTATTGCTAGAGTGTTTGCCGAAACTGGTATTAAAGATTTATTTAGAAGAATATTTGAACTTACAGTTAAATATCAAAACAAAGAAAGAGTTGTAGAATTAAATAATAAGTTTGTAGCAGTTAGTCCTACAGAATGGAAAAATAAATATAATATTTCAATAACTGTTGGATTAGGTGCTGGTTCTAAAGATCAGCAAATTGTTATGCTAAATAATATTTTGCAAAAACAATTACAGGCTTTCCAATTACAAGGTAACAAAGAATATCCAATGGTTACTTTAAAAAATATTTATAATTCACTTGCTAAAATTATTGAAGAAGCTGGACTTAAAAATGTTGAAAATTATTTTGTTAATCCAGATCAAGGTAAAGAGCTAATTCAACCTAGTCCTCCACCTGAGCCAACTCCAATAGAAAAAATTGAGTTCACTAGAATAGCATCTGAAGAAAAACGAAAAATTGCAGAGCTTGAATTAGAATCTAAAAAATTAAAAGCTGAAACAGCAGAAGCTATTTTAGGTTTTGAAACTAAGATTAAGGAAATGGAGCTTAAATATAATACACAAGTTGATGCTGCTAAAATAAAAGCAGATGCTGATTTAGAAAAATTAGTTACATCAAATAGAAATAAAACTTTCCTTGCTGCACAACAAACATCAGACAGACTAGATCAACAAGTGAGTAATTTAGATGGACAACAGCGAACAGGACAAGCTCAACCAGGAATTGACACAGGCGAACAAAGCTAAAGCATTATTTCAAGATCCTTTATTAAAAGAAAGTTTTGATAAACTAAGAACTTTATATTCAGAAAGTTTATTTAATACTGGTGCTACAGAAACAAATGCTAGAGAAAAACTTTGGTTAGCTTACAATGTAGTTAATAAGGTAGAACAAAATTTATTAGAAATGATTGATACAGGAAAACTAGCTGCCAAGCAGTTAGAAGATTACAGAAATAGTATCAAGAATAAAAAATTCTAATCACTAAGGTTAGGATAAGCCAACCTCATAAGAGGAGCTTAACTTACAAAGGAAACACAATGGCAGACAATTATGCAAATCCGTTAAAGGAAGCTGAAACTGACATCACAAAAGCACAAAAAGCAATCAATGGTTTATTAGAGCCAAAGCAAGAAGCTAAAGCTGAAGAACCAAAAGAAGAAATTAAACAAAATTCTCCTGAACCACAAGAAGTGGAATCTGAAAAAGATCAACCACAGGAACAGGAAATAAAGGAAGAAGAAACAAAAGAGGAGTCGCAAGACGAAACTGAAGAAGAAACTTCCGAAGATGTATCTCAAGACGAAGAACAAATTGAAACTCAAGAGAAACAAGATTCCCCATCTTATACTGTTAAAGTAAATGGACAAGAATTAGACGTTACCCTTGATGAGTTGAGAAATGGTTACTCAAGAGATGCTGATTACAGACAAAAGACTGAAGAACTTTCTTATCAAAGAAAGCAATTACAATCTGAGTCTGAAAAGCAAAGACAAAACTATTCTCAAAGACTCAATGACTTGAATCAGAGATTAGCTGTTGCTCAACAAGACCTAAACGCAGAAATTAATTCTGCTGATTTAGACAAACTGTACGAAGAAGATCCAACAGAAGCTGCAAGAGTTGAAAGAAAATTGAAAAAAAAGCAAGATGCTTTAAATCAATCTTTACAGCAAACTCAAGTAGAACAAAAACAACAGTTTGAAAGTTATTTACAAGATCAACAAAGAAAATTGGTATCTAAAATGCCAGATTTTTCTGATCCTACAAAGGCTTCAAACTTAAAAGCTAATATGAAAAGCACACTAAACAATTATGGTTTTAATGACCAAGAAGTTGCTCAAGTGTACGATCATAGAATAGTAATGTTGGTTAATGATGCTATGAAGTATCGTAATATGCAAAATTCAAAACCGAATATTGCAAAAAAGATTACTAAACCTAGCAAACCTTTTTCATCAGGTGTTAAGCAAGGCAAATCTGAGGCAAACTTAAAATTGAGGAGAGAAAAGTTTAGTCG